ACTCGATGTCGCGGTAAAACCCGGCTTGCTGGAGTTTGATGATCTCGCTCTTGGTTTTGCGCAACACATGCGTCACACGGTAGCAGGTGTCAAGGTCGGTCGCGCCGTACGGGAGAATGATGTCCTCAGCCGGGATGAACATGGAGACTTGGCGCCCAAGGTTGGGGTCGTAGTAGACCTTTTTGAACGCTGAACCCGTGGCGGGGAGGCTCCACAGCATACGTTCGTGCTCAGGGCGGAACTCGCGCATGACCTCGGTCAACTCGTAGTTCATGTCGTCTTGCACACGCACGGCGGCTTCATCTTTCTCAGGCGTCTGCTTGCCCAAGATTTTTGTCTTCACAGGCCCTTGTGCGGGGAAAGTCTCGGTGATGGACTCTGACTGGAAGCGCACCACGGCTTCTGTGATCATGGGGTGGAACACGCCGCACGCGCCGTCCCATGGCTCCGTTCTTTCTTCATATTGCAACCCGAGCAGTTTCAAGCCCTGCACGTACGCCTTCTCCCACTCGGTACGAGAGCCAAGGTCAGTCGTGATGTCTTGCGCCAACTCACCGGCAAGGGTTGACAGTTCACCTTCGTCCATGTCCTCGGCCAAGTTGCGATCGAACCCCTCTTCGTCTTCTGAGGGCGTTATGGTCAACTCCATGCCACCCATCTCGATGCTCACTTGTTCGGGGTCAACGATCTCAATCTCGATCGGCTCCTCGTCTTGTGCGAGGTTCTCGATGCCTGCGGGTGCGGTGTAGAGACCCTTGTCAATGTTCGTGGCCATTTTCTGTCCTTAATAGTATGCGTGGGTTTTGCGTCGGAAGAACCTCGGCTCTTCAGGCTCATCTGAATCAAGCCTAATAAAACCGCCCTGCCGAAACCGCATCAGCGCCTGAGATGTCGTATCCACGAAGTCATCGTTCTCGCCGTTGGGGAAAGACGCCACTTCCTCGATCACCTCCCGCGCCCAGCGGGTGTCAGGTGCCCAGACCATGCCAGAGGCAAAAAGGTCCGCCACCGCGTTCAATCTTACTATCTTGTCGTTGCCACGGCTAGGGTTTGTTTCCTGAACCGGGATGCCCATGTTGCGTAACTCTTGAATCAAGGGCGCACCAGCGGCTTTCTTTTCCACGATGAACGCATCGGGTTGCCACTCTTTGTAGTGCTTCAAGGCCACCGCCTTGAGTTCCGGGAACGCCATGCGGTCTTTGAACGCATCCAAGAGTATCACCTGCGCCTTGTCGTTTTCTTCCTCGTTGTAGAACACGCCCCACGTGGTGCACGCACTATAGTCGGCGGTGGTCTTGGCCTCGAAGGCCGTATCCCATGACTGGATGATGTACTCGCAGGTGGGGGGTTCATCCCCGGGCCAGATGCGCCAAGCGTTGCGCGAGACGATCGCCGCGTTGTTGGAGACGGGATTTTGCATGTACTGAGCGTTCCAGTACTGAGGGTCGATCGCCGCCTTCTTCTGCTTCAAGGCCTCAAGCGGCCACTGCTCTGGCCAGAGGCTTTTCTCGTTATCGGTGCCCTCGTTCAGAATGGCGGGCAACTCCACCACCTCCCACGGATCAGCGTCGGGGTTCTTGGTCTGGTAGTCCAGCAATCGCCCGGTCAAGTCCAACCTCCCCCACCGGGTCATGATGATAATGATCGCACCGCCCGGCATCAGACGTTGCAATGGGCCTGTCTGGAACCAACTCCAAGCAGTGTCGAACGCCAGACGAGAGTTGGCCTTTACATCTTGTTCGGAGTGGGGGTCATCAATGACAAAGAGGTCAGCACCCCGGCCAGCCAGAGCACCGCCCACACCAGCCGCGTAATACTGGCCACCAGCACTGGTCGACCACTTGCCAGCCGCTTTCTGATCATCTGCCACTTGGGTTTGGGGAAAGAGGGACTTGTAATCATCGTCGTCAATCAGGTTTCGCACCCGTCGGCCAAAGTCTTCAGACAGACCTGCCGTGTGGGTACCCATGATAATTTTCTTATTAGGGAAATTACCTAGGAAGTAGGCTGGGAACAGGTAAGACGAGAACTCGGACTTACCCATACGAGGGGCGATGTTGATGATCAGGCGCTTGAGTTCGCCGTTGATCACCCGTGTGAACAATTTGGCCAGTTTCCTGTGGTGCGGCCCCACCTTGAAGCCCGGGTACACCGCCTTGGCAAACTCGATCATGTCGGTTCTGGCGGCATTTTTCTTGACGTGCTCTTCCTTGTTGTCGAGCATCTGCAAGTATTCCAACTTCTCCTCGGCGGTCATCTTGCCGAGGTTCATGAACAAGGCTTTGGCCTGCTCAGGCGTCAGTGGCGGGTTGGTCGTCATTGTCGTTACCAGCGACACGTTCGTCTAACGTGGCGTTATTTTGGGTTTTTTGCGACACATCTTCCACGTCGATTGGCTCGGCATCCTCGATGTCCATGAACTTGGCCAACTTTTCTTTGAGTTTGCGGTCGATCTCGTCCTCGGTCATGTCTGTTTTTTTAATTTCCACTTTTTCCGTAAACAGCCCCACCTCGGTCACTTTGCCGAGCAAAGCGAGTGCTTTCAAGCGGATGTTGGCGTTGGTGTGCTCGCATTCTTCGAGCAGTTTGGCGACCGTGTAGCCCCTGATCTCCTTGGCCTGCTGTACAAATTCCCAGTCATAGGCGGTGAGCATCCCGACCAAGTGGCGCACAGCCTCAGGGGTTTTGAGTTGTATCAGTTTTTCTCTGGTGTCTTCGTCTGGGGTGGCGGTGGTCAAGGCGCCGAAGGCTTGACGTGCGGCTTTTTGTTCGATCTCGCTGATTATTTTTTCTGTAGGCGCGGAGCCAAGGGCTTCTAAAAAATCTGCGGTGGAGACTTGAGCGTCAATGACTTGCGCAGGGCTGTGTTTTTCCACAGGCACTGGCCCCTCGCCAGCGGGGGCGATCTCGGGGTCAAAGTCCAACAAGTGATCAAGCATGTGCGGATTTGGGGCGGCCCCTTGCTTACCGAATGGCCGCAGTGTACACTGGAGTTGAGCAGGTAGGCAAGCAGTTGCCAATTTGCTTTCTCCTCAGGACTCCCTCCTGTTAACCCCCGGCAGAAATGTCGGGGGTTTTTTTGTTTGTGCCGCTTACGATTATGCGGCGTCTGTGTTGATGCGCAGAGGGGTGTAGGGGCACCCGTGGCCCAGACCGATTAAAGGCAGTCTAACATTAGACACAAGGTTTTTCCAAATTTTTTAAAAAATTTTTGCGCGGGGTCAAAATTTTGGGTAGGGGGTAGGTTTGAGTAGTTAGGTATTACAAAAGTGCTGGGAGCGGGTGGGAAACAGTGTTCACGTCACGACAGGGTCTGGTCAGTCAAACAGGGTGGTGGGGGTATGGTGGGGTTCGGCTAGGCAAACGGCATCGCTCGGGCTACGCCTGAAAAGGGGATTCGCACAATTGAGTTTGTCGGTGGGGCAGTTCTCGCCGACATGTTCATCAACCAACAGGAGAAACTTCCATGAACACCAAACTTCAAACCGCACTCACCGCCTACGCCGCCTTTCTCAAGGCAGGCACATCGTATGGCACGGCTATGCAAGCCCTTGCAAAATCCCTCGGTGGCACACCCTGTGCCACGACCCTCGCCGAGTTCGCCAAACTACACGCCGAGAAATACAAGTGCAACTTCACATGGGACGGCAAGGGTCGTGCCGTGTTCTTTGACGGCGATGAATCCACACGGAAAAGCCGCAACAACGCCGCCCGTATGTCGTGGCAACGCAATGTGATGGTCTGGTTCACGCCTGAGAAGCCCACGGCGCCCCAAGCGCCCACGGCGAGCGCCCGAGTGAGCAAAGCACATCGTGATTTGGCGATGGATTTTCTGTCGCACTTCGAGGGCAAAGACCTCGCCGAGCAAATCCGCAAAGCCAAGGCGTTGCTCAACGCCCTGTGATTCGGTGGCACACCGTGTGCCACGCAGTTTTTTCTCAAGCGGCACAGGCGTGGGGTCTGGCCGCTGTTCCATCCCTTGTCCAACGCAATTTTTTCAGGAGTCCGTCATGTCCAAACTCATCAACGCCTACCGCAAACTACCCTCACCCGCCAACCGCAAACGCCTGCAAGACTACCTCAACAAACACACGATGGCAGTCTGCCTCGCCTCACCTGACGAGATCGCCTTTCTCAAAATCCACGAGTTCAAAATCTAAGGAGCCCATCATGTCCAAGCGCACCCACAACCCCAACCAATCCGAACTGTTCGCCAACTACGGCGATGCCATCAAAGCCCACCACCTCAAACGCCTGCGTGAACTGCGTGACGAGTTCGCCGAGCGTGCCAAGGCAAGCGAACACAAGCGGCGGGTATTGGAAAACACCCGCAAAGCGGAAGACTGGGACGCCATCAAGCGAGCCTGCAACCGCCTCTGAAACCCGTGGCACACCATGTGCCACCAGAATGTCGCTAAAAGCGTGGAAAATGACAGTTCCGAAACTTTAATGCCCGCTTTAAAATTTTGGCGGGCAATTTTTCCTTTAAAATCAATGAGGTTACAGAATGTCTGGCAATGTATCTATCTCTAGAAATACTTTATATATTAGGAAACTAATTTTTATATGTGGGGCTGGGGTATACATACATATAAAAATAAAGATGAGTGGATATATATCTGGAAAATACATAGACCCTCTGCCACAAACCCTGCAAACCCTTGATTTCACAGGCGATAGTGCCAGCCAAAATTTCCAAGCACGCATTAAAGTTTCGGAACGACTCTGCTACAATGATAATTTTAAGGAGTTAAATTATGCATGACGACATCAAACCCGCATGGTTGACGATGAAAACCCAGCAACTGCAACGCCACTTGCGCTCGCTCAAATACCCTGACCCCTTCATCGCCAACATCATGACCCGTGTGCGGTGGCTCAAGAACGAGGCACGCAAGGCACGCATCAAGACGACTGTGACCCATCGGATGTGGGACGATGTGCTCAAGCCCGCACGCACCGAGGTCGGCAATGTCCGCACCATGAAAACGCAGACGAAGAAAGCCTTGGACGCATCGTTCATGGACGAGGGGTTGCAAGCAAAGTTTAATGCGTTAACTTTATACGAGAGCGTGCTCGTGACCATCATCGAGCGGTTACGCAAGGTGCAGATGTCGGGTGACCATTCACCCCAGAAGTTTGCCGAGGCGTTGCGTGAGGCAGGCAAGATGCCCACCGATGGGGACGGCACGCATTGGACGCACTATGTCAAGCCCAAGGACAGGCGCATGGTGGAGATCGCCTTTGACAGGGCACCCCTGCCCAAGCGAGGCAAGACCAAGCGTCCGTTCGAGGTCAAGATTTCAGTCGAGCAACACGACAGGCTGTATGCCGACATGGTCAAGCGCATCAACAGCGAGATCGCCAACGCCGAGCAAGAGTACGAGATGGTGCGCCATCAAGAGGACAGGGACAGGCTCAACAACCTGATTCAAGACCTGCATCGGGCATCGTTTAACCTGAGTCAACTGTCCCTGACTGACCCCATCCCCGCCCATTGGCGTGGGCTGTTGAACATCGGGGTGAACTTCGATGTGTAAAGAATGTATGGGCGTGGCGATGCCGACCACCACGCCGATACTGGCGAGATAGAAGTTCTATCTCACACATTTGGTCGGCACTTGTAACGAAGGAGAAAGCAAATGAAAGAGATATTTTTTGTGGAAGTAACCGACACCTATGGGGGTGAGGCGAACTACTCATGGGTGCATCGGTTCAAGGTGCACGCAAGCACACCACGGGGTGCGATGAGAAAGGTCGAGCGACACATGCCCTATGCGGGTGGCGTCAAGAAAGACTTGGATACAGGCGACATGCAGAGGTGGGTGTGGCGCACCGCCTGTGTTTGTGCGTTCGTCGAGGGCTACACAGACCAAGCCGAACACATGATGCGTGTTGAGTCCATTTAACCACAAGGAGAAAGCAAATGGAGTATGTGATTTTTATTGTGGGCTACATCGTAGTCTTTGCGTTGGCCTCATGGGGCATGTTGAAACTAACTGAAGGAGAAAGCAAATGAGATTTGCGTTTGTACCAAAAGCCCAATACAAGATTGGGCAAATCATCACCGTGCATGGCAAGCGTGCAGAGGTAGTCAGTTACGCCCACACAGGGCGCAACATCGAGGTCGCCATGCTTGAGGGCAAGCCTCAGCGTGTGGTGTGCATCTGCACAGACAAACAACCCATCGAAGGAGTAACAAAATGAAGTTTGTGCATCACAACACAGGGGAGTGGGAACGCCCCAACGATTGGTCAACGGCACGGCGGTATCCATCGGATGCCTGTGTGCGTGAATACGATTCCATCGCAGAGATTGACAACGCATTCGTGCGGCAGACATTCATATGGATGATGGAGATCGGTGAGGTCGTGACCCAGTGCGGGTCGGATGTGTTTCAAATCAGACAAGGAGAAAGCAAATGACGATACTGACTGGAAGCCAAATCGAAGGCGCACGCCTTCTCACCCTGCGCCAGATGTTGCGACTGGAGATTGCAGGCATGAGCAAGAGCCGTGGGCCAACGGCGTATTCAACACTTAGAACCCTCGGGTTCAAAGGTTCGAGAAAGAAAGTGTTAGCGCAGTTAAACGAGATCAGAAACCAACTCACAGGAGAAAGCAAATGACGATGACGAAAGAACAACTGCACAAGACGGCAGTCGAATACATGCCCCGCCTCGGCGGGTTCGCCAGTGCTCTGGCACAAGCCTATCTGCTCGCAGACAGCGACAACAAGCGCAAGATCGAGGACAAGTTCATGCACCTCTTTGAGCGTGCGTATATCCAATGGCATGAGGAGGAAGTGAAATGAGATACGAAATGAACTATGACCTCGACACCAAACAGGGAATGGTCAACGCCATCATCTGGACAAAGCGGTTGATTGAATCGCTCAA